TGTTGCTGGGAACAGTGGCCCAGTTAAACCGGTAGTACCGTCGTATTGATTCTTAAGGTTTGTAACTGATGTTGTATCACCAATCAAAGACCCTATATCCATTCTACCGTTGCCATCTATAGACATAGAAGACCAGTTAGTCGGCGCCGAAGATACTGTGGTAACTGTATCTACCAAATTAAAATCGGTATTGGCTAAATCTACCGTAGCTACCGAGTTAGCGATATCAGCCCAGTTAATACCAACTTGCCCCGAAGCAGTCACAGATAAAGGGAACGATATTTTACTGTCTAATGTATCTGTTTGGGCTTCTAAAGAATCGGTCGTATTATTGAAAGTGTCCCAATCAGCCGTAGCAGACTTGGAAACAAGCTTAGCAAAAATAGAATTGTTCGCTACGTCGCTACCTGCGACAGAATTGCTAAGCAGATGATCCAAACCTAAAGAAACTAAAGATGTATTTACCTCTGTGCCTACTTCTGATTGGGATAAGTTCTCTAGCCCGTTTAAGTATTTAGCATCATGCGTATTAGCAGGTAGTACAGACAGCTCTTTCCAAACTGGTGCCGCGCCGGCCACATTAACAGAAACCTCCAATGAACCATTGGTATTAGTATCTGTAGAGTTTAGGCTTATTTCATACCAACCACCGGTATCGTGCGTAGCTCCTCCGGTTTGGTTTTTCTGAAGGAAACCTGCTCCATTCTTAGACAAAAGGATGTCGGATTGGTTTATAGTTAGCCCTGTCTCAGGAGTAACACCGTCCGTACTATCTACAAACGGCCCTATCCTAAAAGTAGCACTGGTGCTTTGTTTTAATTCGCTCATGCTCTCATGTTCCTATAATATCTTGTGAAAACCGGTACGTTTGAAGAAGGTGGCCCCCCACTCACTATTTCATAAGCTCCGATTGTAGGTGCTGAACCGTCTCTAGTTTGCCCGAATATATCTACTGTTACACCTGATATCGGCGTTCCTGCTGATTCTATGTCTCCGCCTTCTTTAGCCGTCAAGTCGCAGGTAGTGTTATTACCTGTATCTGATATAATTTCATTGGCTGGGGTCGCATTAAGTACAGAATTTGAGGCTGTTGAACTCTCCCAACTAGACAAGTCTGTAACGCAGTAATCAACATTATTATTAATTGTCTGGACTTGGAAATCAGAGGAGCCTAACATCAAACAGTTAGTGAAATCCGTAGCTTGGTATTGGTCAAAAACAACCGAACCCGGAGAAGACGAAGTATTGTACAAAGTACAATATTCCCATTGAGACTGCCTACCTTTAACAAACTCAGCGCCGTTAAAATTACATATAACCGCACCGTTTGTGAGCTTGCTGAAATCACCAGAACCGTTTCTAAATAATATGAAAACTCCTGTGGAAGAAGAGCTATCGGCAATAAATTGTTCGGCTATAAACGGTTGGGTATGGCTGTTAGAAACTAATACCAGGGCGTTACCTGTACATTTCATAGCCAACTGACTAATCTTAAACTTACTGTCACCCGAATGAGTGAACATGTTTGTCCAGTTAGCCGTCATTCTAAGACGAGCACCTGTTATACCGTCGTACCTTAAAGGCGTGGAACCGGCTGTAGAGTTGTCTATAAATGTGTCGCCGGGCTTACCCCTAAGATGTATAAATCTAGTGCTATCTGTGGTTATACCACCAACTGTCACCACTACAGATTGAGTAAGCTCTTCATTTACAATCTCACCCACCCAAATTTGATCTAGAGAAACTAGGTTTGTAGGGCAAGCGGCTATCCATGAAGCTACTGAAGTGTAGTCTCCTGAACCACTACTGTCTATCGTGCTGATAACTTCTGTTGGCATTTAAACCTCTACAGTTTCTACAGGGGCACCAGATTTTATAACTTCTCTATTTCTAATTTGTTCCGCAGTGTGAGAAAATATAAATTCCCAATTGGCTCGGTCCAATTCTTTTTCGTTAGATACAATGTCTAAAGTTAGGCCGTCTAGATCTATGTATTTAGACCTTGGTTTCAATTTAGGCTGAGAAGAAGGGTCTCCTATGGGTTCTTCAGGATATAGAAATAGTATGGCTTCGGACATATCCAAATCGTCTACCCTAATAATAATCCTGTTTTCGTCGTTTTTCTCTTTTTCTGACCAGGGGAAGCCCACATTTTGTATGTCGATTACATCGCCCCTTTTAAGAAGCTTGGAATCGGAGATCTCGCTTTCCTCGTTAACCTTATCTTGTCTTTGTATCATTAGCTCAACAGGCATCGTAGAACCTCTCGAAGAATTTACGCCTAGTCCTAACAAAAGAACTGTATATTTTTAGATTCTCTTCTGTTAAATCTATGGATTCTAATTCAGGTATGGCTGGTGAATTGTTACCGGTGTTTCTAACCAAAGGCCAAGAATTAAAACCGAAATAAGGCCATTTGGTATCTAACTTTAAGCCGTAGGAATCATTAACATTAAATAGGTCTTCGTTTCTATCTTTATGGTCTACCCTAATATACAAGGGGTCCAAGATATCTATGTTGTTTATGACTAAGTCCCACTCAGTAACCCAATCTTTCAAATCTTTATTTTGGTTTTGCCAACTATAGGCACACCTTAAAGGGTGGCGTAGAGGGACAATAGTGGGGTTATCTTTAGCTAATATTACAAAACGACCTATGTTATATATGTCCGGATGAGCATAGAACAAATCGTTACCCTCAGATGGTTTTTCTTCTGGGTTCTTACGATTAAAATAACCAGGCTGAGGTATATCAACCTGGCCTAAAAACATACTAGCTACCAATCTAGAACCAGTATGTTGAACAGCCGGCAATATAACTTTCATATTAACTAGGTGTTGCGTGTGTTAAAACACCAGAGTTCCAAGTTACATCTTGACCTGCTGTCGCGCTAGTGTTATCCACAATAACGTCAGTGCCAGATGTTCCCGCTGTAAACTTATCAAAAACAATGTCACCGTTGGAATCTTTAGTGCGAGCTTCGGCGATAGTTCCTGTTGCTGCGGCTGCAACTGTTTTAGGAAGGCCGCTGAATGTTAATGTGTTACCTGAAACAACAGCTGAAGGATCATTAAGATCGAAAATAGCGATAACAGTCGAAAAACCCGAATCGCCTAGTTCTAAAGTACCATTACTAGATCCAGAGTCCATACTATCAACTCCTACTTGCATCCTAGCGGTTCTATCGGCTGCTTTTGCATAATTCCAAGGCATATTATGTTCCTCAAATTTTAATTATTGGTTGGGCAATACATCTACATTGTATGTCTTCACCCGGATGGCCTGTATCTGGAGGGGGTGAATCCCATCTAAAACGTTTACCGTCTTTAGAAGCATGGGATTTTCTAACCCTCTCTCCGTCTCTCGCACTTACCCAAATATACTCTTCTATACCTAGGTTTTGCTGACGTTGTTGGTTCAACGCCGAATTCAACTTAGAAGTTTGATCTCTAGCAATTATTTTAGCACGATTTTTTGTAACTTTACCAATATCCTGGAGATCTTTTATCATAGAAGTGGCTTTTTTACCTTGCGTAGTACCGGTAAAGACAGCGTTTTCTACTTTTTTAAAATACTCATCAGGTATCGATTTAATCAGGGACACGTTAGCGCTAGTACTAGCTACCAATGTGTCTTCAAGACCTTCATTCTGAATTATGGTTTGCAGATTAACACCAACAACATTCTCTATAGACCTATAGAACCTATCTTTATTAGCTGAGCTAACTTGATAAGTAAATTCATTAGCTACAACTTTAGCTTGTTTGTCTAGATCTTTATATTTATTTCTCAAGTTTTCAAAAACCTGAGTTAGTGTTGTAGCATAGGCGTCATTGATACCAAAAGATGAATCGTTAACGTACTCAGGCTCATATTGCCTGAGTAACGGAACAACATAATTATTGATATCATTCTGCAGACTAGAAGTTAGGTTTAATAGGGAATTCCTATATCTAACTTCAGGAGATTTAGGCGCTTTGACCTTCCCGCCCTTCCTCTCCTTCTTCTTGGTTTTCTTCGTTGGATCCGATAGGGTTGTTCCCAAAGGCGTTATCACCATCACCTAAATCTCCAAGGTCTTCTAAGTCTTTGATATCTTCGTCTTCGATGTTAGTATATGTATCTTTTTCTTTTAGCTGTTTAGCAACCGCCGCTTCCGTCACAACACCTCTATCTAGATATATGGCGTCTCTCTGTGCCTCTACGAATTCTACGTCAGCTTCTTCTTTAGGCGTCATTTGGAATAAAGAATTGAAGATGTAAGATAGGTCGGCATCTTCAGATAAACCTAAGCTCTTAGCCATAATAGTATCAAAGTAGTCCAATAATGGCTTATAAGTAGATACCTGATCTGACTTAATTTTGTCGTAGTAATTCTTTAAGTCGCCCTCACCAGTAGCGTTGAAACCACTAGCTGAAACACCTAATAAGCGTGTAGCTGGAATATCAGATGCCGCCGACAATATTTGTGCATAGCGATCTATAAGATCAGGAAGACCTGAGAATGTCTTATTCTTAATATCGTAATCTTCCTCCATATCCAACAGTAGAGCATTGTTAAATGACTTCATGGAACTAGCTAATGTGAACCTTTGAACCATCAGTTCCCTCTGCTTAGGGTTAGCTATTTGATTCATAAAATTCTTTATTTTAAATACATCTATGTTAGATTCGTAGACAATGCTAGCACAGCTATCTACGACAGTGTCAAAGTTAGTAATAGAATCATATAGTCGCTGAATAACACTGTTAGAATTATAATTGTTATCTCTAAAAAGTTTATAAGGTATTTCTTGTCCATCAAACCTAAGAACGCGGCTATGGTGGATAACCACACTAGTTTCATTGAACCTATAGTACTCAGGCATACCGAAATTCTTATCCAATGGGTTCTGTGTCGGTTCTGCTGAATCTCTATTAACACGATGCCTGTCTACTACTTGTATATGCCTCAACCCTCCCGGTTTAATAGCATTTATATCAAGCGGCATATCAGGTGTCTGACCGTCGTCAACGGACATAACTATATAGGCTGTGCCATACAATCTGCCAAACCTATGAGCTCTCTCAAACATCTTCCGAAGAGATAATCGTTCTTCCTCTTTTTCTAATTGATCGATTACTTTAGGATCAATATCGCCGTTAAACATTCTCCATTCACGAGTCATGTCTTCAGGAATAATATCAACTACTTTACCGGCAAGCCAATTCTCAGTATATAAGGCTTCTAACTCTTCTCTGCAGCCGGACTTACTTATGTCGTTCTTACTGGTAAAAGTAGAATTAGACCTCTTATCTTTACTTGTACCGAGACTAGCCGCTAAGTTAACAAGGCTATCCTCTATCGTGATTTCTTCATCCAATATTTCAGCTTTCACTTCACTCATTTTGAAATAGCCTCTTCGCTATATAACGGTTTTTCAAATACCAATAAATCCTCAACAGCATCTAGGGTCGGGTCTATTTGGTCGTCATGTTTGTGTGTCATCATAGGTGAGAACTTTCTAAACTCATCTTTATAGTCGCTAACCCAAGGAGCATCTTCAGGTATATGTACCCAGCCCATAGCAAAATATTTAACAGCTCCCATAGACCTTAGTACTTTATCGGTGTTTCTCTGGATACCCTCAACAGGTATGAAATAGTCTTGCTTAACAGATTGTATGAGACTAGAACCAGAACTCTTATCCTCAATCTTAACTATCTGCGCCCCATTGGGTTTATATATGCTCGGTTTATGCTTATTCCAAAACGCCACAAGGTTAGATTCTAATTGTGGA